AGAAGGTAAAGGACTAGATGAAAAAGGCTGGTACAAGAGACGAATAACATATGCAGAACGCAAACCGGAATGGGGCGCCGACAGCTATTTCAGAAAGAAGGCCGAGGCACAGTATGGTTGGGGTCTGTAAGTCTAGGACTTTCGTGTGTACTCGTTCAGGGATTGCTGCTCCTTGGGTACGCGTACGCAATTCCCACACTCTGGGCAATACCAAGTTCTACGCTCGAGAGAGAAAATCATCTTTGAATTGCAACGGACAATTCGTTCAGGTCCTGCATCATCGCCGACAATCCAATCTTGACAGATCGTCATTCAATCACCACCACACTTGGCGCAGCGGCAAGGCCAATGCTTGAGGTGAGGAGATCGACGGCCCCCAGGACGCCATTTTTTCATCATCTCCTTCATTCAATCAGCCTCCTGAAGTTGTTCAATCGTCTTGGCTGCAGTCTCTAGCCTCCCCGTTAGTTCAAGGATTGCCTCTTTGGCTGTGATATATCCCAAATCCCCGAGCACTCCTTCTCCTTTCATCTGGAAGTTCAGGTCTCTAGTGGCAATCAACTCACTCAATACTCTGCTCCTGGACCCTCTGGGGATCTGCTCGTACGCACTGTACGCCCGGTCCGTCAGGTTCAAACTCACTACTGGCATGAAACGGCGAGTATGTCTTTAGTTATTAATCCTATGAACGGTGAAGCAAAAAAAAGTCAACTACATAACGTAAGGCTCTTTTCGCTACGCTCATGGCACGTTGCCTGTCCGCAGGAGCAACGGGTTAGTGCCTTTATGCAGTGGGATGAGCGTTCAGATCGAGAAGATAGGGCGCAGAATGGACGCAAGCGCCCATTTCCGCCCGAATCTATAGATTATATACCGTCGTCACCCGCGTACGCGCATGGCATCGAGTAAGACCGGATCGTTCTGGCTGACTGAGACCGTGATTATGGCGAATGGTAGTGGAGCTGGATTCCGAGCATCAGGGACGTTTGACCTAGGTTCTTACGTCGATGTTGGTGACCAACAGGCTTTGGCGATTGAACAAGTAGACGTGATCCACCAGGTAGGAACCGATTTCGGGACAGATCTCATCAACATGCTGACCGACCCCGGTTCGATTACAATGCAACTTACCGATCTCAATCCTGGAGTACTCTTTGTTCGAGCAGACGACAATTCACTCATTGCATCGTCGAGCCTCAACATCGACACGCCAACCAGTCAAGGAAGTGCAGCAGCAGATTTCTATCCTGACACATATGGGAAGATAGATCAATCTCGTCTAGTTGTGAATGACCAACTGTATGTGGTTGTAGGAAACGATGGTCCTGGCGCCGCCATCGGTGGAAGTGATCTTTATATCACGGTCCGCGTCAAGGCAAGAATCGTCAAACTGAGCTCGAAAGATTGGATGACCATAGCAATCCAGAGTACGGCTGCTGACAATTGAGGTGGGAGCATGGACGCTCTCACTGATTCCGCAGCGAGGGCTCTATGCGGACTTGCACAGAAAGCACTTGAAGAGAAGGGAGTTGATCCAATCCTCGCCGCTGCATTTGCAGAGCGAGCCTGTCGTCCCCTGGTAGGTGGGGCGATACGTAAAGGAAAGAGAGTGGCAACAAAGGCAGGGAAGAAGGTCAAGCGCAAGGCTAGCGCGTACAACAAGCGATATGCACGTGCGTACAAGAAGTTGAAGAAGAAGCATCCACGATCATCCTTCGCCGCCCTGGCGAAGAAGGCACACAAGTTAGCTAGGAGGAAGTAGTATGGCTAAAGGAGATCCGAAAGCGCATCAACTCTACAAACAGTTGGGAGCAAGTCAAGTAGGTTTGAACTATGAATCAGGTATAGATAGTTACACAAAAAATGGCTGGAAGGTAATATGGAATATCTTTCCATATGCGGTCAACAGAACCTACATCGATCTAGCGGGTTGGAGCAAACAACAATTGACAACCTTCACCCAGGGCATCGACATCCAAACGGCATTGATGCCTAGGGCAGGCACTCTAGGGATTCTCGAAGTTACATGCTTAGATATCATCACTACACGTGCATTGACTGATGCCGAAATTAGTAATTGGGGGGTTGCTGGAATAGTTGACGACATGCCGGGCTTTTTAGATAATACAACGGACCTTATGCAGGTCATCTACGGAGAGAGAACAACCTTTGCACAAAATACCTCCATCGTCGGAGTTGCTGGGGCTCTATATGTCATCCTTGATCGCGAGACTTTCGGATCGGGAAACCCTACAGCGATGGATAAGATGCATTGGACTAGAGTTTATTGGATGAATGGATCGAATGCACCCGGACCTGCAGATGTTCAATCCATTGGTCTCCCAGCGGCTAACCTAGTTGTTCAGGCAATGACTGTTGGGGAGAAAGACCTTGTCTGGATGGAGCGCCTGCGCAGATCGTACGTCCTGCAAGGTGAGCTGTAATGCCAATCAAAAAAAAGCTCAAGAAGAAGAAGGAAGAGTTCGACGCTTCTCTCATGGGTGGGTATCTACCTGGAGCTCAGGCTCCGGTTGCATCTACCGCACCTATGAAAATCCTGCGAGCCCCCAAAGGATGGAATGTACCGCAAACTCCTATTCTAATTTTCAATCCTCACGTCCATGAGTATGGAGTTGAACATGAACATTGGGACGAAGGTCTCCTAAGTGATGCTGACGAGTTTATATCGGCTTGGGCTTATTACGGATTGGCGGGAGTTGCCGATCCCGGCAATTTCGTCGAAGCCTTTGCTTGGAGAAGAGCCTTCGGAGTACCTTTAGTTGCGGGTTATGCCTTGGCAGGGATACGGGGTTTTGTAGTTAGTGGACTGCTTCTAACTATTATAGATCCAATGCATAAAAGAGAAGGTAAAGGACTAGATGAAAAAGGCTGGTACAAGAGACGAATAACATATGCAGAACGCAAACCGGAATGGGGCGCCGACAGCTATTTC